ACCATCAAAATATATGACTTTGTTTAATACAGATGGTGTAGCGGCATCTGGTGTGTTTGTAGACTCATCATTTTCAGATAATAGTGGGAATGCCTTATTCGCTGTTGATGGTAGTTACAATGGAGTCAATAAATCAGGAACAACTTATATAGCCTACTGCTTCAACTCGATTGAAGGCTATAGTAAAATGGGTAGCTACACAGGCAACGGAAGCAACGATGGAACGTTTGTATTTTTAGGTTTTAGACCTTCTTGGATAATGACAAAAAGGTTTCAAAACACATCAGGTTCATCTCAAACTAGTGATTGGATAATTCAAGATAATAAACGCCAAACTTTTAATCCAAGTGATGCTTGGCTTCGTCCTAACTCAGATGCTGTTGAAGGCACTACAAGCCCAGACCTTGACCTAGATTTTGTAAGTAATGGATTTAAGATACGAAACAACGGCACAAATAGTAATATTAGCAACAGTATTTACCTTTATATGGCATTTGCTGAAATGCCTTTCAAATACTCGAATGCGAGGTGATTATGTGGAAATATGGGTCAAGAGTTATTAAAGAAGGCAGACCTTGGACAGATGATAATGGTGTTACACATCCTCGTTTATGGCGCAGATGGACAGATGAAGAAATTATAGAGCGTGGTTTAGTATGGCATGAGCCAGAAATAATATCATCAAACTCAGAGGACGAGGGAGAATAAAATGTCTGGCTTAACTATAGTAACACCTCCAACAATAGAGCCATTAACTAGTTCAGAGACTATAAACTATTTAAGATTAGATTCTGGCGTTGATAATATGTTGATTGAATCTCTCATCACAACTGCTAGGAATTGGGTTGAAAACTATACAAATCGTACAATGATTAACACTACTTATAAATTATCATTAGATAATATTTATGGAAATTCAATCCCATTAAGGAGTGGCACATATACCGCACCTTATAAAGCATCTTCGATTAATTTTATTGAACTCCCTCAGTCTCCTGTTTCAAGTGTAACCCATGTTAAATATTTTGATGATTCTGATAATGAATCAACATGGGCAACGTCAAATTATTATGTTGATTTGGTAAGAAACCCTGCTCGAATTGTATTGAGAGACGGAGGTAGTTTTCCAACAGATTTAAGAACCGCTAATGGGATAGAAGTCACTTATGTTGCAGGTTATGGTTCTAATCGTTCTGATATTCCAGAAGCTATTAGGACAGCAATGCTTCAGTATATTATATATCTTTATGAACACAGAGGCGATTTTGAAAGATTCCCACCGCCAGAGCCACCCAAGATTCTGACATCTCTTTTGATCCCATATACTACCATGAGATTTGGTGTTTCTTCCTTTAGCGGTGGTTATTAATGTCAGTTGGCAAAATGCAACATCGTTTGGCTTTGCAGAAGCCATCTAGGACTGATGATGGGGGTGGGTCTGGTAGAACTTCATGGTCTACGCTTGCAACAGTTTGGGGAAGAATTGAATCACAAGGTGGGTCAGAAAGATTCTTTGGGGATCAAAATGAGGGTCGCACAACGCATCTTATAACAATAAGATTTCGCAGGGGCTTAACTATTAAGAATAGAATAGTTTATCAGTTCACATCAGAGAATGTTTTATACACCAGAACTTTCAATATCAAGAGTATTGAGAATAAAGGCGAGAGAGACAAATATCTTGAATTAAAGTGCGAGGAAGGGGTTGCAACGTAATGGCAAGGGTTACTACCAGAGTCACAAGCAAACCGCGTTACAACAGCGTTCTAAGCCAATACACGGCAGATACAAAAGCATTGTTGGGTCAAGCAGGTAATTTAGTCAGAAACACGGCAGTTATATCAATAAATCAAGGTGCAAAAAGCGGTGATATATATACAAGAGGCGGTAAAACATCACGCAGATCAGCGGCAGGAGAACCACCTGCAACAGACACAGGATTCTTAGTTAATAATATTGCTTTGAAAATAGATGCTGATGGTTTAGGTGTTTCTGTTGAAAGTAGAGCAGATTATTCATTAGCCCTTGAGTTTGGTACTTCAAAGATGTCTGCTAGACCTTTTATGCAACCTGCATTAGAATCTAATAAAGGCAAGATACGTCAATTAGAGAAAAGAATGATAAAGGCTAAATAATGGGCTTACACAGTTGGAATCTTCAAAAGGCTATATACAGCACTCTTGTTAGCGCAAACATTACTGACGAGGCAGGAAACGCTATTGTAGGGGTGTTTGATGATATACCAGAGGGAACAGCCTATCCATATATAGTTATAGGAGATGATACGGCTACCAATATTTCAGCTAAAGGTAAGGATATACATGAGCATACCTTGAATATACATATTTGGTCGCAATATCGTGGAAGACGTGATATAAAAGAAATTATGGGAAGGGTATATACAGCTTTGAACGATATATCTCTCTCTGTAAGTGGCGCACTCGGTATCAATATTAAACATGAATTTGATACAACAATAGTTGAGGGCGATGGTATTACACGGCATGGAATCATGAGATTTCGTGCTGTTGTGTCAGATAGTTAAAAGGAGTTAGACATGGCGGCACAAAAGGGTTCAGCCCTATTAATGAAGATTGGTACTGGTTCACCAGTTAGTTATGAAAGCATAGGTGGTATGCGCTCAACATCTATGACATTGAATGATGAAATGGTTGATGTTACGAATAAAGACTCATCTAGGGCAAGAACATTACTCGCTCAAGGTGGCGTTAATTCAATGACTGTTTCTGGTTCTGGTGTATTCACAGATACGGCTTCAGAATTAGCATTGAAAAATACGTTTGACGCGTCATCATTTAGTTTATATCAATTTGTAATTCCTGATTTTGGGACATATTCGGGGTCTTTTCAATTAACGTCTTTAGAATATTCAGGTGAGTATAATGGTGAAGTTACTTATTCGTTCACTTTTGAATCATCTGGTGCAATTTCTTTCGCATAGGATTTATTTATGGCTTGGGAATATGTTAAGGCTACAGTCAATGACAAGGACTGGGTGATTGCTAAAAAATTATCTGATCCTTACATTGAGTGGTCATTTCCATCTGCTTCTGAAATAGAAGAGGGTGGTGATTTTAAGAGTGGCGGTAAGACTTACACCGCTTTAACAGCAACGGATATCGCACAAAGAGGCGAGGTTGTTTTAGTAAAAACAGCAGGAGACAAAGATGTCAAATCCAAAAAGAGGGGAACTGAAGATAACTCTGGGGAATAAATCCTACACAGGAAGAATTACCTTAGATGTTGTTCAAAGAATTGAGATGGGGTTGGATATGGGTATTATTAAATTAGCCCAAGCCGCATCCGAAGGTTCTCTAAAAACGACTGAAATGATTTTTATTCTCACGCCTGTCATTAGGGCAGGGGGTAATGACATTACAGAAAAAGATGTAGGTCAAGCACTCTGGGGTGCAGGTCTTGCAGGTGGTATAAAAGCCATTGGAGAAATTATCGCTGTAATCTTAGGTTCTGGCGGTGATGAGGGAAACGAAGAAGAGGTGGCTCAAGCGTCATAGAAGAATTGCCTTGGCAAGATTGGATGGAGCTTGCTTTAGGTAAAATGCAGATTCAACCCAATGTATTCTGGGATATGAGTTTTCAAGAATTTTATGCCGCTATCAATGGCTTTGCAGAATTTCACTCAGGGGGTAAGCCACCGCCTTTGAGCAGGGGTGAGCTTGAGGACTTGATGGAAAGGTATCCAGATTAAATGGCGGCAACAACAGTTGATACCTTACTCGTCCGCATTGAAGCGGATATGTCTGGCATAAGGCGTGATTTAAAACGTCTTGAGCAAACGACACAAAATTCATCGAAGCGCATGACAAATGCTATGCGAAAGTTTGGCAAAGCAGTCGGTCCTATTTTAGGCGCAGTCACAGTTGTGGCCGCAGGAAAAGCGGCTCTTTCTATTGTAAATTTGGCATCAAGCATTGAGGAAATGCAAGCTAAATCAGATGTGGTGTTTGGTCGGTTTGCAGGTCAAGTAAGAGGTCAGTTACAAGAGTTTGGAGATGAAGTTGGTCGTTCTGCGTTTGAATTAGAGGGTATGGCGGCATCGATTCAAGATACGTTTGTGCCTATGGGTTTTGCTAGAGGCGAAGCCGCAGATTTATCAGTACAGCTTACAAAATTAGCCACAGATGTTGCGTCATTCAATAACGAATCTGACCCAGAAGTTATGGCGGCTTTCCAATCTGCTTTGGTTGGAAATCATGAAACTGTCAGAAGGTTTGGCGTTATTATAACAGAAGCCACCATCAAACAAGAATTGATGAGAATGGGTATTACCAAGAATATAAAAGAGGTAACAAATGCAGAAAAAGTCCAAGCACGTTTAAACCTTTTATTAGCAGGTACAACAGATGCACAAGGTGATGCGGCTAGAACATCAGGAAGTTTCGCTAATCAAAGTAGAGCGTTATCTGCATCTCTAAAAGATTTGGGAAATGAAATAGGACAAACACTTTTACCTGCCGCCACCGCTTTTGTAGCTTCTTTAAATGATATGACTATAGGTTTGAAAGAATTTTTATTTTTCATGGGGCTTATTGATCCAGAAAATTTGACAAAAATAGCAATTTTGCAAAAAAGAATAAATGAACTTCAATTAGAACAAGCTGAAATACCAAATAAAGGCTCTGGCAAATTCCTTTTAGCACAACAAGAAATAGACAATCTGCAAAAAGAATTAAATCTATTAAAAGCTATAGAGGGTCAAAGAAAAGCAGGTGAATTAAGAGCAAAATTAGAGGCACAGGCAAACGCTCCAACATTTGTTGATATGGTAGGACCAACAAGTAGACCAGAAGATATTCCCATTTCAAAAAGAGCAGAAGAACAAGCTAATGCTTTGAATGATTTGAAAAATTCGTTAGCTGATATGAGAGAAGAAACCATACAAGCAAGGTTAGCAAGCTCTGGTTTAACAGAAGTGCAAAAACAAGTAACTGAATTTATATTAGAAAATAAAAATGCTACATCAGCGCAGATTGAGGAGTTTCAAAAATTAGCGCAAGAAACATTTAATTTAAAGCAAAATAATGAAGGTTTGACTGAAACTGAAAAAGATTTAGCAACTACATTAGATGAAAGCACAAGTCCTGCAATGCAAAGGGCTATAGATTTTGTGAATGAGATGAACTTAGGATCTTTGAGGCTTAGAGAATTAGAGCTAGGTTTGATTGAGGCTTTCTTAGAGGGCGCAATTACATTAGATGAATATACTGATGCTCTTGATAAAATGCGTGGCAAGACTGAAGAAGTCGCGCAAGTTAATGAGGCAACAGCAGAAATGGTTAGAACTTTTCAAAGCTCAGTACAGACAGCTAGTAAGGGAATATCAGATTCTTTTGCTGATATGCTTATGAGTGGCAAACTAAATATGGAAAGTTTAAAGGGTGTATTTGATAATATGGTGAAAACAATCATATCAAAAGCATTTGAATTAATGGTAGTTAATAGAATTATGAATGGCATATTTGGAGGTGTTACTGGGTTCACACCATTGCCGACTATGGGTGGTGGTGGTATCGGTGCGTCGGCAGGAGGTGGTTCTATTTCAGCGCCAACACTTGTCGGAGAGCGTGGTCCTGAGTTGTTCGTTCCACACAGCGCAGGAGTTATTAAAAACGCACATGATACAAGAGGTATGATGGGCGGTTCACCAGTAATAGTAAATCAAAACTTAAATATAGAAACAGGTGTAGCCCAAACTGTTAGAGCAGAGATATTAACAATGATGCCGATGATACAAAATTCAACACTTAGCGCAGTACAAAATGCTAGACAAAGGGGTGGGTCGTTTGCGACTTCATTCGGTGGTTAGATGGCCGCTCCAACTTATCCAATTAATATGCCAACAACGCCATCCTTTACCACTTCTTCTTGGGCGTTAAATAGACAAATAGCAAAGAGCGAATCTCAATTCACAGGCGCACAGCAAGTTTATGAATATGATTATGCGTTATGGTCAGCAGTCTTATCTTTGCCGCCTATGAAACGTGAACAGGCAAGAGAATGGCTATCCTTTTTTATGACTTTACATGGCATGAAGGGAACTTTTCTTTTAGGAGATCCAGATGCTAAAACTGTTCAAGGGACAGTGACAGGGACAGTAACCTTGAATTCATCCGTTGCAGTAGGTGATTATACAGTAGCCATTGCCACAAACCAAGCATCAACATCTAATATTTTTAGAACAGGTGATTATATTCAATTAGGTTCAGCAGGAACTTCAAAATTACATATGGTAACGGCTGATGCAGATAGTAATAGTTCTGGTGTTGTTACTGTGACTATAGAGCCATCGATCAAAGCTGTTTTGGGAACTGGTCAACAGATAACATATAACAGCCCAAAAGGATTGTTTAGAATGGATACAAATGATTTGGGTTGGGATGCTAATGTTGCGTCAACTTATGGATTAAGTTTTAGTTGCACAGAGGCATTATAATGGAACAAATGTTAATTAATATTGTGGGTGGTGTTTTGGTGACTACGTTGGGTTTCATTATTAAAACGCTCTGGGATGGTCAACAAAAGATGAAAGAAGATATGACTGCTTGGGAGAGATATATGCCTGACACCTATATTCGCAGAGATGATTACAAAGATGATATTGCTGATATTAAAAAAATGTTAGGTGCAATTTTTGATAAGCTAGATCAGAAGGTAGATAAATGAATAAGAATAGATTTATAAAACAAATACGATTCCATGAGGGCGTTCACAATAAAGTTTATTTGGATACGTTGGGCATAGAAACGATAGGCGTAGGCAGAAATCTTAAAGATAGGGGTTTGTCTGATGATGAGGTTGATTACTTATTATCAAACGATATTGATATCGTAGAAGCTGAACTTGATAAAGAGCTTCCTTGGTGGAGAGATTTGGATGAAGTTAGGGCTAGATGTTTAGCCGACTTGGTTTTCAATATGGGTATGCCAAGGCTACACGGATTTGTGAAAGCGTTGGATGCTTTGAAGCGTAGAGACTACCAAACAAGCGCAGATGAGTTTGCTGATTCTCGTTGGTACAAGCAGGTAGGTCAACGCGGTGGTAGAGTAGTTGAGATGGTTCGTACTGGCATAGATACGGATGATTTCTAATGTATGAATATAAAATCAAAGAAGTCGTTAAAATTGTTGATGGCGATACAGTCGATGTCATTCTTGATTTAGGTTTTGATATGTTCAAAAAAGAACGTATCCGCTTGAATGGAATTGATGCGCCAGAATCAAGAACTTTGGATGTTGCAGAAAAAGCACTTGGTTTAGATGCGAAAGAGTTTCTTGAAAGAAGATTAGGAGATTGCGACAATCTCTGGGTAGCCACAGAAAAAGATGGCAAATATGGTCGTATGCTTGGGGATATATGGTGTAGCACTACAAATATAAATGAAGAAATGGTTACACGCGGATACGCTTGGAAATATGATGGTGGTACTAAGAAAAAAGATTTGAATAAGCTGAAAGAGATAAGGCGGTTGGTATGATTCAAAGTTTAATTGCTCCTGTGTCTGGTTTGCTTGATAAGTTTATAGAAGATAAAGACCAGAAGGCAAAACTCGCACATGACATTGCAACGATGTCAGAGAAACATTCGCAGGAATTAGCACTTCAACAAATTGAGGTTTTGAAGTTAGATGCAAAAGGTAACTGGTTTCAATCAAGTTGGAGACCACTTGCAGGATATGTAGCAGTCTTTGGAATGGCGGTTAATTTTCTCGTAAGTCCAATAGCCGCAGGTTTTGGCGTTGATATTCCACAGGCAGATACAAGCGTTATGATGCCACTTCTTTTAGGTATGCTTGGAATTGGTGGAATGAGGTCATTTGATAAAACTAAAAAAACAGATACTAAATGAATGAGCAAATATCATCCAAACCTCGATATTTAAGCAAACCACAGAATATTCGCTTTGCAGGTCTAATCACTGTTTTCTTTGGGCGAGAGCCTTATGAATGGATATTAAGTGGTTTACTAGCTGATGAGTACGTTGTGAGGACTGAGCATGGCTTAAAACTCACGCAGAAGGGTGTTGAGGAAAAGGACAGGCTTGCTTTCTTTGCAGGACTGATAGTAACAGGTGATGATGTAAGACCAATAAGATTATCTTATGTTGACCCTAATCCATATCCCCATAAATAATCATCTAAATGGTTCGCCAGTAATCCAACACACCAAAGCCCATCTCTCGCCTTTCGTAACTGGCAATACTTGGTGAGGCATAAAACTTGGAAAAGCTATACCCATCCCTGCATCTGGTTTTATTCTTTGTTCACCTGACATAAAAAAAGCTAAATCACCACCTTCATATTCATCATTCAAGCAAACGCTGATACTTATTTTTCTAGTAGAGTTATCGCCAGTTCCAATATCAAGATGCCAACCATAGCCTTTAGATGGTGCTTTATATCGCAGAAGTTGAGGACGTTCTAAAATGCCAGTTATATTGAAATCAAATTGTTCATTTGCCGTCACAGCACCATGAATTAATAATTCATCAACCCAATCATTTTTTTCGTGAATAACAAAAACATCTACTTCACGTTCAGAAAGATTTACAACATTAGAATCATTTTTCTGTATCTTGCCTTTGACTTGTGGGTTTTGTGGGTCTTTATGTAGGTCAATTATTTTTTTAATTTCGGTAGGCTCTAATTCAAGACAGGGCATTACACCTATATCTTCTGGTCTTATTTTTGGGGGTATCGCTAATGCCATTTAATTATCCTTATAAAATATGTGGGTTTCTATTTTTCTGTAATACTGCTTTTTAGAAGCCCACAGAGGCGCAACGTATTCAGCATGGTAATAAACCGAACCATCCGTTGGGTCGCTCACACGCTCGTTATAAACCCCCCAAGCTATCATTCTAGCTAATTCATATGCTTCTAAATCTTTTGGAATATCAGATTTGCCATCACAGTAAAAAGAGAATTGACATTTATTGCGTATCGGCACATCAGGATTCCATTCATATGTTTGTGATTGTTTGACTACAGAACACGGATCATCTGGGTAGTTTTCACTTTCAACGCGGTTCATTATGACATGGGCAACAGCAATCTGTCCTAGAAGCGGTTCGCTACGTGCTTCAAAGTAAATCGCTGTCGCTATGCAAGCTACAAAACTCTCTATCATTATCTTAACCCAAACATCTGCGGAATAGTTAAGCAGGAATTACTTTCATCCCAATATGTGCTATCCCACGTTTGACAGTTCAATGCCCAATTAACAACAAGCAGTTCTGCAAGTAGAATAAAACCTAATGTGAAGATTAATGCGAAAAATGTATCTCTATATTTTTTCATAATGTTCTCCTTTTGGGGGCATAAGCCCCCTTTAAAAAAGTTTATATTTAATTATTCCAGAAATCAATTTTCATGGCTTTTGAGATAATGTTCTCTCTTGCTCTTGTGAGGTTTGCAGGTGCTTTGAAGTCTTGAGTATGAGTAGACCAGTAAGTGCAGGTGTTATATAAAGCCCACTTGTTTGCGCCTACTTCCGTTTTGTTTTGACCCCAAAGTGTCATTAATCTTTCAAGGTCTTTTTTATTCCATTTCTGTTCAGATGTTTTAGAAGGCATCTTGCAGATGTGAGCTTTAAAAAAGGTTTCCGCAACTAGATCGCTAACTGGTGTATTAATCCAGATTCTATAACGAGCTTGGTTGTAAAAAAATCTCTGTGCGCCATGCTCTATTTTAGATGCAGATGCTTTTAAATCACCATTCAATGTGTGCTTGGCTACAGTCTTTGCAATCGTATCTTTATCAGCGCATCCGTTTTTACAGAATAGTCGGTATCCCATAGCCGATTGTTGAACAGCCCAAGAACCATCGTATGAATTATAAAATAAAACCGCGAACTTTATATAGTCACCTACTGTTGGCTCAATAACCATATCATCAAACATAATAGTGCCTTTCATTTTAGCACCATTGTCAAAGACTTCTATTTTTGATGTGTAGTCTTTAGATATATTGGCGTTATTAACTGCATCGAATATTGAGCTAATAACATCTTCATGTTTTTCTATTTTATAGTTTTTGCCGACAGTACCTAAAACTTGATTCGTATCGGTGCGAACTATTGCACGTTGAATATGTCTTGGTACTTCGATATCTGGAACACCCTCTAAATTGGAAGTTGCCCACAAATCCATCTCTTCAACTGGGAAATCCCAATCATTTAATACTAATCCATCCATTTTAATCTCCTTTAAGTTAATGGT